CCTTGCCGTCGAGGGCCGTCTGGGTGGCCGTGCTGACGGGCTTCGCCGCGTCGGCCGTGTTGTCCACGTTGCCGAGGCCCACCATGGCCTTCGTGATGCCCGAGACGGTTCCAGTGAACGTCGGCGATGCCAGGGGGGCCTTGGCCGCGAGGGCGTTCGTGACGGTCGATGCGAAGTTCGCATCGTCCCCGAGGGCCGCGGCCAGCTCGTTGAGCGTGTCGAGCGTGCCCGGGGCCGCATCCACAACCGCCGCAACGGCAGCCGTGACGTCCGCCGGCGTGGCCTTGGAGTCGAGGGCCGCCTGGAGGCCGGTGACCTGCCCAACGGTCAGCGTCACAGGATCGGACCCGCCGGCGGCATGGCTCGCGGCGTGCGCCGACGGCGGGAACGCGGCCGGCTTGCCGGCGACGTCCGCCCACGTCGGCGACATGGTGACTTGTACCTCGATGTGCGGCTCCACGCACACCACTTCGACGGAGATGTCCTCGACCGCTACGGAAACGGCTACGGTCTCGCAGTTGCTCATGTCAGCGCCTCGCAGCCACAACGCGGCCCGCCAGCACCGTTCGGGTCTTCCCGTCCGGCGTGACCCAGTCCATCGCCCACCGATACGTCAGCGGCGGCACCAGCAACGCGGTCTGCTGCTCGGTGAGCACCAGGTCGACCCGTGTCGACGGCTGGCCGTTGACGGTTTCCGCGGCCTTCGTGACCGCGAAGGCGCAGACCGTCAGGCCCGTTTCGGCGCAGATGACGGCTGCGGAGAGCGTGTAGCCGGTCAAATCGCGGTTGAAGCGACACAGGACCGGCAGACGGTTGCCCTGGACGAACTCCAGGGGCACCACGCCCGGGTTGTGACGGAACGTTTTCTTGTCGCAGGATGCGCTCGGCACGATCGTCCTCCCACGGAATCGATGGTTGACGGGGCGCCGCGCCACGCTTGGGCATGCGCGGCGCCCCGTCGAATGTCAGCCGACCGTCAGGCCGGGCACAGCCGAACGCGGGCCTTGAGCTGGCCGGAAGTCTTGGCCAGGGCCGCGCGGCCGATCAGCACGTCCGTGTTGGTCGTGGTGATGAGCTGCGACGCGGCGTTCCAGTAGAGGAGCGCCCCTACAGAGAAGGTCGTGCCGCTCGCGCAGTTGATGTCGAACACGCCCTGGAGGTGGAGGGTGCCGAGCGCACCGTTTGCCACCGGGGCCTTCGTGATGCCGATCTGCGTGCCCTGCACGACGACAGCGCCGCCGGCGAGGTCGGCGCCAGCGATGAAGTCGATCGCATCGGGTCCGGAAACGTAGTCCGCGACTGCCATGTCTGCTCTCTCTTTCTTGGGTCAGGTGGAGGTTGATGTGTCGTCTCGATCAGGCGAGCGAAGGGGCGGCTCAGGCCGCACCCTTGCTCTTCACGCCGGCCCGGTACTCGGCGAGCGCCACGCCGAAGTCCCAGAAGACCCGCCACGCCACGCCGAGCACTTCGGGGTTCGTGTCCATCCCGAAGAACTCGACCGTCGGCGTCTGGAGGCCGTTGAGGTAGGCGATCTCCAGGGCCGCGAGGTCGGCCGGGTTGCCGAGCAGGTACCAGGCGGTGCTGCTTGCGCCGGAGAGGGTGCTGTTCGACAGGTACGGCGACACGAGCACCTGGTAGGCGTTCTGGTGGATGTTCGCCGACGGCTGCTTGGCCGACGTCGGGCCGACGACGTACTGGCTGTTCATCAGCTCCTTCGCGACCGGCTCGAGGGCCGTCGGAACGAGCAGGATGGTCGGATCGACCATCACCGGCAGGCCGTCCGGACCGACCTGGTCGCGGAACATCTGCACGGCGGTCGAAAGGCTCGAACTCTGGAGGTTGGACGACGCCCCCTCGAAGTAGTTCCCGCGGGCCGCGGTGAAGAACGAAGCACCGTTGCCCGTCGCGTTGAGGGCGGCGAACAGCGTCTTTTCCCGGGAGTGGATCGCCTTGCGGCCCAGCGCCTGGGCGTTGTCCGCGAAGGCGTTGAGGTCGTCGTTGATGAGGTCCTGGCGGGTGATGCTCAGCACCGCGCCGCGGGTCTGCACCTGGCGGGTCCGGCTCTCCTCGGCCATCCGCAGGTGCTTGAGCTCGCCGTCCTTGCTGACCAGCTGCAGCTCGCCGTTCAGCGCGAGGCTGTAGACGGTGTTCGGCTGGAAGTTGGTGTGCGACCGGGTCGCCGTGATCTGCTCAGCCACCGACGGGGCCACCTTGAACGCCGTCTGGAGGGCCTTGTTCGCGACGTTGCCGACGATGCCCGAGAGCTCGCTCGTCGAGAAGGCGGCGCGAATCCACTCCATCGTGCCCGGGTCGGCATCGATGGCCTTCCCGTGGGCCGCGGCGATCTGCTCAGCGTGCCACCGGAGGCCGCGCCGGCGGAACTTGTTGGCCCTGTCGAGCGTCTCCTCGTTGTATCCGGAGTCCTCGACGTTGATGCCGGCGGCCATGCACATGGACGCCTCGATTACCTTCGTGTTCACGGCGCCGGGCTCCCTGGTGTGGATGGCCGGCAGCCGGGGCCGCGAAGAGCGGAGCACCTCGAGCTCGGCGCGGGTGGAATCCCAGCCGTCGGCGATGGCCTTCGCGGCGATGTCGCCGTGGCGGTCACCGCAGACGGCGCGGATCGCGTTGACGCGGTTGGTCTCGGCGGCGAGCTCGGCCCGGATCTGGGCGACGGCCGACGCGGTGATCGTGCCCGCCGCGGAAGCCGCGACGGCCTTGGGCGCGTCGCCGGAAGCAGGGGCGTCGCCGGCGTCCTCCGTGGACTCGTCGTAGGCGACCTGGAGCGCGGCGACCTGTTCGGGGGTGAGGTCAGCGTAGACGAACCCGAGCGACTCGACCCACTTCTGGAAATCCATGGAACCCTCCTGGTTGGCGGCAGCGGCCGCAGCGATAGAGACACTGGTCTGGGCGTCCGCCCCGTTGGGCAGAATCGCGATATGGCGGAGACGGGTCCTGCGGTAGAACAGGAACCCAGCGGGGCCGGCGGTGATCGTCCGGCCGTTGACGTCGATGGACTGCCCGCCCCGGATCTTTACGGGCGGCTCAAGCGGCTCGGCGCCGATCGACGCCTGGAGCGGCACCGAATCGCGCGAGAGCTCGATCGCGGTCGCCGCGATCGGGTTGGTACGGCTGATCGTGCCGGTCGCCATGATCCGCGCCCCGTCCACCACGCGGCAGGTGGCACTGCCGAGGGCGCCCGACAGCGTGTTCTCATGGCCGGCCAGCAGCACGACGCGGTCGGCACACTCGATGCCGAGTACGTCGGCCACCATCGGCCCGATGCCGGTGACGTTCATCACGCCCCCGCTGTAGGCCTCGATCGTGATCGGAGCCGGGGCCGTAGTGTCGGCCGCTCCGGCCTCGATGTTCACGACGGCGGTGCCGCAGAGCTCGAACGGGCGGTTGGCCCCGGCGAGGATCATTCGGTCGCGGCGACGGCGGCGGCTGCTCATCATCTGCCTCCTGCGGCCGGGAGGGCCGCTTGATCGGCGAGGTCTGACAGGGCAGAGGCTTGCGAGGCGGCGGTCGTGACCGCCGTTCCGTCGGGCAGAGACAGCCCAAGCTCGGCCAGCAGGGCACGCTCGCGGTGGATCTGCCGAACGCCCTGCTCCCAGTCCTTGCCGCGGTTCGCCCACTCCTCGGAGAGCGAGGTCGTGAGGTTCGCCAGCCGGGTGGCCTGGGCGTTTGCTTCCTTGTTCGGGTCGACGTGCTCGCGCCCCTCCCAGATCCATTGGTGGCGCGACTCGGCCAGCGGCGGGAAGCCGTCCGGGATGACGCCGGGCTCGCGCGCTGCTTCGTCGAGCCACGCGCCGAAGATCCGGTCGATGACCTCTTCCTCGACCTCAGAGTGGTCAACGTGCTGCGACCGGCCGAACATCTGGTTGTCCAGGCGGCCGCTGGCGTAGTTGTATGCCGACGAGTTGCCCCGCGCGATGTTGCTGGGCACGTTCTCGCAGCGGGCCGCCTCGTCGATGAGCTCGGCCTTGAACTCCGAGTACGTGGTCGTCGGCTGCTCGGCCTTCAACTGCTCCAGGCGGTAGCCGCCGGGAAGCGTCGTGAACATGTTCCGCTCGAACTCGACCGACTCAAACGCCTCCCCTTCGACGCCGTCGTCGTCGTTCGGCGCGCCGTCGGTATAGAGCACGCCGGCCTGCATGGCCGCGGCCTCCGCCGCCCCGAGGACCGCGAGCGTGTACCGCCGCAGCTTGCTGAACAGCGGCAGGGCCGGCGCGAGCGTCGGTACGCCGCGCTTCTGGCCGGGGCGTTCCATCCGGAACCAGTGGATGACGAACTCCGCATCCACCTCGTCGAACTCCATCGAGTGGAGCACGTCGCCCGGGTGGGTGCGGAGGATGTGGTATGTCTCGGGATTGCCAAACGCGTCGAAAACGATGCCATCGACAGCGTTTGCACCGATCAGCGTCGGGGTGGTGACCTGTTCGGCCTCCACCAGGCGGATATCGAGCTTGATCGGGTGGTTCAGCTTCGGGTTGGTGAACAGGACGGCGAACGCCTCGCCGTCCCTGCTCAGGCACTGCCGCATGCACCGCAGCTTGCGTGCGAGCTTGACGGCCTTTGCCCACGATGCCCACTGGGCCTCGATCGGGCTCGCGTCGTGCCCGTTCGGGGCCAGGATCTGGAGCGTCGGGCCGGTGCCGATCAGGTCGTTCGCGACCGTCCGCACCAGGCCCGCGGCGTAGCAGTTGTTCGCGACTTCGTACCTCGCCCGCTCCCGCAGCGTCTGGCGGACGGACGGCGATAGGGCGGCGTTGGCCGACAGGCTGTCGACGTTCGCCCAGTGCCGGCGGTTGTCGTCGGTCGTCCGGGCGGCATCGTAGCCGGCGCGGATCATGCGCATGGCACGCCGCACGACACGCCGCGGTGCGGCGAACGGGCTCTTGAACAGGCCGCCGAAGATTCCCATCATTCGGCCCCCGGGGGGACGATGCGGGTGAATCGGAGTCCGCGGTGGGGCTTGTTGGCGGCTCGCTTGCTCGCGAGGTAGCGGTCGGCCGCGATCTGGTCCTGGATCGAGTGCTGCTCGACGGAGATGGAATCGCCGCTGGCCTTTGCGGGGCCGGCGGCGTTTTCCTTGATGGCGTCGGCGATGGTCTCGTCAGGCACCGGGCGGCGCTCCAGAGAGAGAAACCCTCTGGAGAGAAGAAATGCCCGTTCGGGCTCGAAGTGGCGGCGCCGAATCCCGGATTTCTGGAATGTTCCTACATATAGGAAATCAGCGCCGCATCGCCCTTGCTTCGCGCGCGGTGGTGACCTCGTGTGTCGTCATCGTGCGGCCGCAGTGCCGGCAGGATCGGTAGCGGCGGATCATGCCCGCGCGAACCCGCATGGTCTTCGTAGTCCGCAGCTCGCGGCACCCGCACCGCGGGCAGCTGATCCCGATTTCGTCTTTCACCGTGCTCACTGGCCGCCCCTCCGTTGGCGTTGCATCTCCGCGAACGACACCCGCTTCCGCTTGGCCGGCTTGAATCCGCTGGCTCCCTCCAGCGTGGCCCCCTGCATGCTGGCCCCGACAGCACATCCGACCAGACAGTCGAACAGGTGGTTGTCGGGCCGCCCCGGCCGTTCGCTCCACTCCTCCACCGTCCGCCCCTTGGCCGTGTTTGTGACGCGGAACTCCGCGACTAGGTGGTCGGCCAGCATGCGGTGCAGCTCGGCGTGCTCGCCGAACAGCGACAGGCAGCCGGCATCGCCGCGGGGCACTGCGAGCCGCGCGTGGATGAACGACTTCCAGTAGTTCGTGTCGATCATCACATGGCGGATGATCCGCTTTTTGGCGACGTTCGGCACCCGCCAGTAGTGCCCGACGCGGTCGCCCGGCTTCTTGGCGTACATGGCGAACGGCATGCTTGACGCTTTGACGCCTTGCCCGTGGCTCGGCATGATCACGCCGGCCCGCGATGATT